GGATATCTCCACGATCTATAGCATCTTTTAATTGTTGCTTATAAACTTCATCTTGATACTTTACCCTGTTTTCAAACTCTTGAACAAAAGAACTATCTAAAGATTGTGCTCTTTGTTTATTTTCATCTAACTCTTTTTTAGCGGATTGAGCAAATTGCAGAGCCGCTTGCTCTCTTCTTTCAGCTTCTCGCATTTTAGCGGTAAGCTTGCTAATTCTTTTCTTAACGCTTTCACTATAGTTTTCAAGTTCATCTTCAGAAGCCTCCTTCTTAGTGTCTTGAACAGGTTCTTCAGTTGTAATCTCTTCTACAACTTCGTTATTATCATCAGAGTCAAGGACTTCTACCTCTACCTCATCATTTTCTTCAGGTTTTTCTTTTACTGCCTCAGGCATGAATCACTCCATGGTTAAATGTGCAAAATATCATCAGGGTTTCCGATGCGAGCAATTATCTCGTCATCATTGAGGATGCGGACTTCTCCTCCCTCGATTTTGAATCTACTTCCCGCATATCTGCCGAAAATTACCCAATCCTTTTCTTTACACCAAGGATCTTCATTCTCGCCAAATTTATTAGGGTCTTGGTAAGCAAGAGGACCCACTTTTAAAACATACCCACAAACTGTAGCCAAAGCCTCCCTTTCCCTAACTTCATCTGGGACAAGAATCCCTCCTGAAGTTTGTTTCTGCCCTTGATAAGGAAGGAGCAAAATACGCCAACCTGTAGGCTGTGGGAGTTTATCTAGAAGGTTACTTTCAAGTTTGCTAGGATCTAGTTGCTTTATTTCAGGGGCAACATAAGCTTTTTGCAAATCACCCTGTTTTTCTATTTTTCTTTTTTTAGCAATGTGGTCTGGCACATATAGTGTCTTACTCATTTTCATTCACCTTTTTTAGCAGGTCTTTTAAATCCTGTTCAGTTTGGGCAAGCTCATTTAGACGAGCTCGTAGTTCTTTAAATGCGGTAAAATCTGCTACGGGACCATAACATAAGGCTTCTCGCACCACATCTTGCCGATCACGGACATTCTTAAGCATATTTTCATAAATGTAAAGCTCATTCATGAATTAACTCTAATGCCGTTTCTTTTGTCTCTTTATTCCTACGTGTCCACCCCCGACCAAAAGTCTCAAAAGTTTTAAGGTTTTCATAAAAAGCTTGTCGTTGATCGTACATTTTTTCTACGATCATTTTAGGATCTTGACTTGCTACCATTTTAAGGGTCTGTGGTCCTATAGCTCCATCTTGAGTTGCACCAACTATTCTTTGAAGAGCCTTTGCAGGTCTACCAGATCCTGAATTAACTGCCCAATCAAAACACGCCCAATCAGCACCACTAGGCAAATCATCTCCACGCACTTTATCCCAATAATTTTTCTTGTAAATGGGAGCTACATCTTTAGGGGTTAGAGCTCGCATCTCTGCTTCAGTAGAAGCTCTCCCTATCCACTTGTCATAAACAGCTTTAGTCACACCAAGATTCGTCATCCCTCCTGGATCTTTAGGGTGATTCACAAATCCTCCTTCATGTTTTAAAAGCATTTCTAAACACTTATCGAAGTTCTTTTTCATGTTGCCTTCCCCTTTTTTGTTGACCGAGCCGCCGCTCTAAAATGAGCCTCAGTAGGAGCACCCTTTGTTCCTTTTGCTTTCATCTTTTCGCCGCTCCCTGCTTTTATACGTTTACGTTTAGCATGAATATTTTTGTATAAACTCATTTTGTTAAACCTTTCTGTTTCTCATAAGTCCTTAAACCACCAATACCTAACATCCCTAAAAGAACTGTCATTAAACTGCCCATATCAAACTCAGGCAAAGGAGGTATTGTTGACCCTGTTAAAGTAATAACAAATATTATCAGCGGAGATAAAATAAAATGATATAATAAAGCAAAACCACAGATCCACCCAACAAAAGGTCGCCATCCCCCCTTAAAAAGACTCCCACTTGAGGCTTCTGCTTTATTTACCTCTATTTGGGCTAATGCAACCTCTTGAGCATGTTTATCAGCCATAGTCGCTATTTCATGAGCAAGTTTAGCTTTTTGATCTTTGTCCTCAATAAACTTATCTAGTAATTGAGTAGCAGGAGCAACAAGGGTTTGAATTAAACTCATGATTCTACCACACTCATCTCTTTTTCCATTTCAGCAAAGTTTTTAGCTTCCTCTACATCTTCTTTGTATGATCCTGAAATGGTAAAATTAATACTAAAACTACGTCGTTCACCTTTTGTTTTAAAAGGATACACACAATGATGTAAATGGGAAGGAAAAACATAAAAGTCGCCAACTTGAGGTTTCATTAAACAATTAGACCCTGTATGATTTGAGGCATGACCATAAACAAACTGTATGTGACCATTAGCAGGATGATGATCTTTATAATCTTGCTCCCATTCTTTATCAATACCTTCAGGTAATTTCAGATACCCTACACAAGATAGATAAGAACCTAAGTGAACGTGAATAGGATTGTACTCATTTTCAAATTGTCGAACAAACCAACCGCTTGATACATTGATACTGTAATTAAAAATATCTGGTTGAATATTTCGTTTCCCCATAGAAGTATATAATTCAGCGTGGCTTTGGTACTTCATCAAAAAAGTACCCATTTCTTTTGCCCAGTCTTGCTCAAGCTCTTTTGTAAATTTTAACTCTTGTGAAACTTTACCTACAAGGTTGTCTGACCAATCCTCCATTTTCTCATCCATAGAGCGGTTTAGTTTGTCAACGAAGCTAGGAGACATTTTTTTATAGCCAATAATAGGACTAAAAGGTGCAAAGATTTCTTCATCATCTTTGGGGGTGTATATGTTAGCCATTTGTTTTTTGTCGTTTCTCTCTCAAAGTTTGTAAGTCTTTCGTTTTAGATCCTCCATCGTATGCCCAAGCATATCCCAGTAAAATCATATCTTCATTTATGCACCGATCTTCATCATAAAGCCAACCGAGCATACGACCATACTTACCATCTTTTTCTGTTTTTACTATGAGGTTTTTACTCAAGTCTAACCTCATGGCTAGATACTCTTTAGCTTCTAACCCTAAAGTTTTTTCCTCTAAATTACGAGTACGGCTCTCAGGAGTATCAATTCCTGCTAACCGCACACGCTCTTTTTTAGATAAATTAAACCCTAAATCGATAATAATGTCAACAGTATCGCCATCAACAACCTTCTTAATAGCTGTTACCGCATAAGTGTACATTATTTATCACAATCGCATTTACCATTTCTAGAGGATACCCATCCTGCTACAATGCCAACAATTCCTGTGATAGCCATCTGCAAGAGTTCTATTACACTAGCATCTAATTCGCCACCATGTTGATTTGCCATCATGAATTCATCTACAATTATAAGAGCTAAAATCCCCATAAGGGAAATACCCATAATACCAATCGTTATGTCCTTAATATGTTTCATTTCTTACCTCACTTTTTTGCTTGTACAGAAATATCATTATTACGTTTAGAATAAGCTGTCGCTCCCATAAAAACAGAAACGACTGCCGCTTGACTCACAAAAAATGTATTTAAAAACCCAGATAATTGATTAACTCTATCAATGTCTATCCAAGGAGTCATCATAGCAACAACAAACAAAACCATAGACCCCATAGCAACCCAAGCCATGTATCTTTGTTGATCTTGCATTTTATCTAAGTTATGATGAATCTCACGTTGATGTTGCAAAGCCTCCATTTTTTCAGCCATTGCTAACTCGCCATCAGAAACTACTCCGTCATTATTCAAATCAGCGGCCTCCCAAGCAGATCCTTTTTGTAATTTTTTCTGGCTCATGTTTTATAAGCTCTCCCAAAACCTTTTGTTGCTTTTCCAACTCCACGTTTATTAACGATACCGCCCATCGCTTTTTTGCGTGGCTTTTCTTTTTCTCTGCCTTGTATTTTTTTAAAAAAGCTAGGAAACTCTTTTTGTATGTCAGCTAGGGCATTCTCATCGCCTTCTTCCATCAAAGCTATCAACTGTGCTAATCTGCTCGCCATTTACTTTACTCCTCTAAATTTTATTCCAGAAATTGCATCACCGCCACCACGACTAATGCTATCAGTAGTGGCATCAGGAAAGGCGTTACCCATGTGGGTAAGCGATCCACCTTGAGATAACTTCTTAGGTTTTTTACCACCTTTTTTATCCATTCCAATAAGAATAGCAACATGCAATGTCCCTTTCTTTTTATTTTTACCCATAACATTATCCCCTTCCTTGTTGTCTCTGTAAGGCGATTCTTGCTCTCATCTGAGCAATATCTTCTGTGCTATCAATACGCTGTTGCCCAAGAGCAAAAGTTTGTTGAGCTCTTTGCTTATCTAAAGCTAACTTTTGTTGGTCTGTCTGCTGATCTGCAACCATCTCTTGTTGACGTAACTGTAGCTCTTGCTCCTTAATTCTTACCAGAGGATCCTCTTCTTCCGCAGGAGGCTGTGTTTTTTGGAACTCAGCAATTAGTTGTGCCTGTAACTCTGCTACCTTCTGGGCGAGCATATCGGGTTGCTGTGCCACTTGAGGATCTTGTTGAGCCATAGTCTGTGCTTTCATACCCAAATGTTCGTAAATATGTTTTTCTAAAGTCAATAACACAGGGGGTTGCATCTTAGCGACCTTACTATTCATAAAAGCAGAATGAACAGCAATATGAGCATCATGGTTCTGGTCTGGAAAAGCCTTCATCTCCCCCTGACCTGCCGCCGCCTTGCTTGCTTCTTGATTTTCTGTCGCTGGATCTTTAGGCGAAGGCTGAGGCTCAGGGTTCAATATCTGCTCAATATTATTCACACCTAATGCTTCATAAACTCTTTTATACGATTCTCGTAAATTGTGTAACTCAGGAGCCGCTTGAGCCAATTTTAATTGTTCTTGAGCCAAAACCACTCTTTGCGACATACTAAATATATTTGGGTCACTCACAGGTAATATATCTACCCGATTATCAAAATCTTGTGCTTTTATCTGGGCATCTGCTCCAACTTGATAAGGATAAGGGGCAGGATCCTGCGAAAACAATCGTGCAAGCAACTTTAACTCTAGTTTCATAGAACTATGTAGTCGTTTATGCACTGCACTCACAATCCGAGACCCACGTTCCAATAAAGCAATGGTTGTGCCAACAGGCATCTCTTGCCGACCATCGCCTACACCCATATCAGTTGTTCCTATAAAGCGTTGAGCCGCCGAAACAACAAACCCCATAAGCTGAAACAGCGTTGCAGAGGGTTCTTTATAAGGTAAAGGCATTAAAGAAGCTTTTAAATCTCCTCCTGGAACGTCAACATCTCTAAATTCTCCTGGATTTAGTGGATTTGCCTCATCCGAAATGCGTAAACCTCTTGCCTTGAATCCTGCAGGCATATTACTCAACGTTCCTGCGTCAATTAATTGGCGTAAATTAGCCGTAGCCGTACGAGATAAATTTCCAAGCAAGTGAATTAGCCCAAATCCATAAAAACCAAGTCCTGGAGTGAATTTATATTGCACAAAATGGGGTATTTTCTCTTTTTTAGGGTCATCAGGGCTGAAATTACGCCGAATAGACAAAATCTCACTCGTATCATAACAAACTGTTACTACATAAGGCAACTTTATCCCTGTTTCTTCGCCTTGAAGATCCTTATCAGGGTATTCTTCGAGATCCAAAAAACAATGGCATTCATACAAAGTAAACTGCTCATCAGTAGAAGTAGGTGTTTTACCCTCAATATCATCATAAGCATCTTCTATTTCAGTAGATCGCTCTGTTGCCCCACCTTTATTATCCATATCGAGGTAAAAACCGCTCACTTGAAGCTTGCGTAACTCGTTTTTACTGATTTTAATCACATGAGTCACACGCTCAGCCGTTTTTATATCCGTTGCAATATAAGGTACAATCACATCTTCAGCAGGAACAAACTTACTTACAGGGCGTCCCAACCCTTCATCCCGATAAACCTTCTTAAAAGCACTACCTGCCAATCCCAAATAGTATAACATCTGGTCAAATTCAGGTTCATACTCCTCCATCTCGTACATAATTTGATAATTCATGTACTCTTGAACACGTTTCGCCTGATTTTCAACCTCTGGATTAGGCAAGCCAACAATATTTGCTCGTACAGGTCCCGAGCTCGGTAACATCTCCTTATATGCCTGTGCTTGAAACTGAGTTACAGCTTCATTCATCAAAGGGTGGATTACACCAGTTGCACCATCAAAAGGCTCACTACGAGTTTCGTACCGCATACCAAGCAAATCTAAACCCTTAATATACGTATCTTCCCAATCATCTCGGCTATTACGATCTTCCTCCACAGAATCCAATACATAACTCGCCACTCCTGTTAAAGAAGCATCGGAAACCAAATCAGCTAAATTATCAAAAAAATCATTCGGCTCACCACCATAGGTAACTTCATCCTCGCCAAAAGTTACCTCCGCTCCATCCTCGTTTTCTATAACCTCAACATTTAGAAAATCATCTTCTTGTTGGGCTAAGTCCTCTTCTTCAATGCTCAAAGCATCTGGGGCTTGAAACAGAGATCTATCAACGTTCGTTGGTTTTGCCATTAATAATAGCTCCTTTTTCTGGGTGGTCCTTCTTCATCTTCATAATCTTCAGGGTGTTGTATAAAGCCTCCCTCTCTAAATCTTCTTAATGCTTGAGTCACAGTATCAACATAATCATCATGTTCCCCTGCAGGAAAAGCCGCACACTCCTCAACTACCTCCTCTGCCCATCGAGTGTCTGGACACCATACTAACCCAGATTCGAGTAATGGTGCAATAGAATTTACTCGGGTGAACTTATCATTTCCTCGACTCGGGCTGTAATTCTGTACTGGTATCCCCATATTTCTTAGCTCTTGGGTCAACGGCATACCTGAAGCTTTTGCCTCTATCAACACACACTCTGGATCCCAATACTTAAATTCTTCCAATGCTCGCCGACGCAAATCAGGGAAATCCCATCGTCCACGCTGAGCATCAACAAGAATAATGTTTGGTGGTCCTCCCTCCATAGGGTAAAAAACACCCCACGTCGTAATCGCACTATAATCA